AAGAAACACATTTACAGGCAGTATCAAGAGAATTTGCAGGAATATCAATATTATTCCGATTTCGTCAAGCGTTGGCATGAAAACATTATGAATGCCGGAACATACCGGAGCGAAATTCTCAAAACGTCCAACCTTGTGGAGAAATGCATTCTTGCTGTCAAGTGCATCAGTGCTATGACCGGAGACGAGCCATTTTTGAAAACCGCCCTCGAACAATTGAAAGGAGTATCAAAATGACAGTTTATTGTGATTGTAGTAATTGTCAATACAATGAAGATGGATGCTATTGTGGTGCTGACAGAATCGTCATGAACTCAAATGGTGTTTGCATGACGTGTACATTACTACCAGAACAAGATGAAGAAGATGATGAAACGGAGGAAACAGCATGAACTACAAAGACCCCATCAAACTGGAAACGCAAGAGCTGAAAAGCCGCATTGTGAAAAATGGCGAACTGACAGCCATTCAGAAACGTTTCCTGCTTGACAGAATCGAACCTGCGGTATGGCTTCTCAGCAGTGACGGCTATTATCCTTACTGTTCCAACTGCCACTATGAGCCGGAAAGTGTCAGAATGCCGATGACAAAATTTTGTCCGAACTGCGGTAGAAGAATGAGAGGTGCATCAGAATGACAAATGACCAGCTCGTAAAAGTCACTTGGCTGAAACGTGCTTATGATGCGGAACAAACTGCAAAAGCATGGACAGCGAAATTGGAGCGAGACAGGAGCATTGCAGAGCGTACCAATCGGAATGGCTTACAAAGTCTCGGCAGTCCCTCTGGAAATGCTACAGAATCGCTATTGATTCATCTTGCGGACACGGAACGAAAAGCACAATTTCATCTGCAACAGATGATTCAGATTCAGGAAGAAATTACACAAGCAATCACACGAATTCCAAATCTGGAATTGCAAGCCATTCTCATTCGTCACTATCTGGCACATCAAACTTTCGAACAAATCGCTGAACAGATGCATTGTAGCGTTATCACCGTGAAACGAAAACACAAAAAATCATTGGCAATTTTGAAAATTGATACCAAATGATATTGAATGATACTTTGAAATATGGTAGAATGGTAGTATGAGAAAAAAGATAAGTGCATACCTTTTTCAAGTTTTACCTCATTGGATTTCCCTTTCTTTTTAAGAAGCATCCGGCAAAAGTCGGGTGCTTTTTACATATTTGCAAGGGGGTGACAAAATGGGCAGACCACGGAAATTTAATTCTGTCAAGGCACTGCAAAAAGCATGGGACGAATACAAGGCCCATTGTGACAATAAGGCGGTTCTGACCCATGAATTCAGCCAGAAAAGCGGTCAATTTGTTTCTGCACAGCTCCAGAAGGCTGTCACTTATACAATCGAGGGATTTTGTGTCTATATCGGCATTTCAAGACAGGCATTTCATGAATATTATACAGAAAACCCGACATTTGTTGACACGGTTACACGCATGAAAGAAGAATGTGAAATTGATGCTCGTGAAAAATTCGAAACGGGTCAGATTCCGTCAAAATTGGCTGGTCTGTGGATGTCCAATTATGGCTATACCCTGAAACAAGATAATAATATCAGCGGTGCAGTTCCGGTGGTGATTTCAGGTGAAGACGACCTCAAAGATTAGCCTTCCGGAAGTCGTCGGCAAGGGCTACGGAACATTCTGGAAATTCAAAGGCAGATACCGTGTTGTAAAAGGTTCTCGTGCATCCAAAAAATCAAAGACAACGGCTTTATGGTTCATTGTCAATCTGATGAAGTACCAACAGGCGAATTTGTTGGTTATCCGAAAGACGTACCGCACCTTGAAAGACAGTTGTTTCACGGAGCTGAAATGGGCGATTCATCGGCTGGGTGTTTCCGATTGGTGGGAAATCAAGGAAAGTCCTCTTGAAATGACCTACACACCGACAGGGCAGAAAATCTATTTCCGTGGACTGGATGACCCTCTGAAAGTCACCTCTATCACGGTAGAAGTCGGCTGTCTGTGCTGGGCATGGATTGAAGAAGCGTATGAAATTACGAAAGAATCAGATTTTGACACGCTTGACGAATCCATTCGAGGAGAAGTTCCGGACGGGCTTTTCAAGCAGTGGACAATCACATTCAATCCATGGAATGAACGGCATTGGCTGAAATCCCGATTCTTTGACAATCCGTCAGAGGATACGCTTGCTATTACGACAAATTATCTTTGTAATGAATGGCTTGACAAGTCAGACTTAGCACTATTTGAGAAGATGAAAGAACGGAATCCTCGGCGTTATCAAGTTGCTGGTTTGGGGGAATGGGGCGTGACTGAGGGGCTTGTCTATGAAAACTGGCGTGACCATGAATTTTCTCTTGATGATGTCAGAAATCTGCCGGCTGTGTTCGGGCTGGACTTTGGCTACACGAACGACCCGACGGCTTTTTTTGTTGGATTTTTGGATTTAGAGAACCGCAAAATTTACGTTTATGACGAGTTCTATCAGCACGGCATGAGCAATCAGGCAATTTATCAGAAAATTGCAGATATGGGCTATCAGAAAGAGCGCATCACGGCGGATTGTGCAGAGCCGAAATCCATTGACCAGCTGAAAACGCTGGGACTGCGGAGAATCAGAGCATCCGTGAAAGGTCCGGACAGCGTGCGGGCTGGTATTCAATGGATACAGGATTTTGAGATTATCGTGCATCCACGGTGCGTTAATTTTCTGACGGAAATCAGTTGCTACACTTGGGCGGTTGACCGTTTCGGGAATCGGACGAATACGCCCATTGACGACTTCAACCATATGATGGATGCCATGCGGTATGCATTAGAAGACAACATCAGAAAGAAAAAATGGCTGGTATAGTGAGGTGATAATTTGATAACTCCACAGGAAATCAAGGCTTTCCTTGATACGGATAAATCGTCCAAAACAAAGCAGTTTGCACGAACTGGACAGCGTTACTATGACGGCGAACATGATATTAAAAAGTACAGAATTTTTTACTACGATGCTGATGGTAATTTGCAGGAAGATTATACCCGTTCTAATATCAAGATTCCGCATTGTTTCTTTACGGAACTGGCAGACCAGACAGTGCAGTATCTGCTGTCAGGCAAGGAGAAATTTGTATTTTCTCAAATTCCAGCCTTGCAAGCGGAACTGGACAGCTATTTCAACAAGAATGAGGACTTCATTTCTGAGCTGAATGACGTTCTCACGGATGCCGTTGTCAAAGGGTTTGGCTACTTGTACGCTTACAAGAATGCAGAAGGGAAACTTGCTTTTCAGTGTGCTGACAGTCTGGATGTCGTAGAGGTTGAGGGACGTTTCACATCTGACGGCAGAGATTATTATATTTACCGCTATGTGCAGAGGAAAAATTTGCAGGGGGATGTTGTTGCACGGATTGAAGTTTTTGACGATACGCAGGTAACGTATTACACGCAAATCGCTGACGGACTTCCTCAGCTGGATGAAACTGCAAAGCCGAACCCTCGCCCTCATGTCCTCTACAAAAAAGACAATGACGATTCCACTTATTGGGAGGGGCTGGGGTTTATCCCATTTTTCCGGCTCGACAATAACCGAAAACGCATTTCAGGGCTGAAACCTGTCAAGGAGCTTATTGATGATTATGACATTATGGCGTGTGGATTATCAAACAATTTGCAAGACCTGACCGAGGGCATTTACGTTATCAAGGGCTATGAAGGGGAAAATCTGGACGAACTCCAGCTGAACATCAAAACCAAGAAAATGGTGGGTGTTGATTCAGAGGGCGATGTTGAGATTCGTACAATCGAAATTCCGACAGAAGCACGAAAAGCAAAGTTAGAGCTTGACGAAAAAAGCATCTACAAATTTGGGATGGGGTTTAATTCGTCTCAGGTGGGTGACGGCAATATTACGAATATTGTGATAAAATCACGTTATGCCCTGCTGGATATGAAATGCAATAAACTGGAAATCCGTCTGAAACAGTTTCTCCGGAAAATTCTCAAAGTGGTTCTGGATGAAATCAATCAGGAACAAGGCACGGCATATCAGCAGTCAGATGTCTGTTTCCGATTCACCAGAGAGATTCTCACCAATGCGACTGATAACGCTCAGATGGACTTGACAAAGGCTCAGACAAAACAGACAGAAGTCAATACTCTGTTGAACCTCATGTCACAAGCTCCCACAGAACAGCTCCGGAAAGACCTCTGCACGCTCATGGACTGGGATTATGACGAACTGAAAGACAAGTTCCCCGACAATCCGGAAGAAGCCCTACAGACGGCGCAGAGAGCCTTAGACGAGGTACAGCCAAGTGAATAAATGGGAGAAAGAAGTTCAGCAATCGCTTCTGAATGACGAACAGCAGGTTTTGAAAATCCTGAAAATGGCTTATGCTGATACCCTCCGAGATGTTGAGGACAGAATGAGCGGATATTTCGCACGGATTACGGCTAATCCAAATGATACTTCTGCAATCTATCAATATCGCTATCAGCAGGCTTTACAAGGGCAGTTGCAGGACATTCTGGACAATCTGCAACAGCAGAATTATCAGACCATTTCCGACTATCTGAATCACAGCTATGAAAATGGTTATCTGGGTGCAATGTACGATATTCATCGTCAGGGAATTCCTATCATAACCCCAATCAATCAGGAAAATGTTGTCCGTGCAATCACGATAAACAGCAAAATCAGCGTACCGATGTATACCCGATTGGGGACAGACATTAACCTGCTGAAAACGGCAATTGCAGGAGAAGTCACAAGGGGCATTGCATCCGGCAGTATGTGGCATGATGTAGCTTCACGGATTGCCGATAAAACGGGTATCAGCTCTTACAATGCTATGCGTATCGCACGGACAGAAGGTCATAGAGTACAGTGTAATGCTCAATATGATGCCTGCCAGAGTGCGAAACAGTCCGGTGCAGATGTTGTCAATCAATGGGATTCGACAATGGATAACAGGACCAGAGACACGCACAGACGATTACACGGACAGCTCCGTGAAGTCGGCTATCCGTTTGAGATTGACGGCATGACGGCAGACTATCCGGGGGCTTTTGGGATTCCGTCAGAGGATATTCACTGTCGCTGTGCAATGCTCCAGCGTGCAAGATGGGCTTTAAGCCCTGATGAACTCGCACAGCTCCAGAATACCAGTGAAGCAAAACAGCTCGCTCAGACTGCCGACTTTGAGGAGTTCAAAAACAAGTATCTGGAATTGACTGAAAAACTGCCGTATTCCGGTGAAAGAGGCTTGACAAGTCCGCTGGAAAGTGGTACAATAGAATCAGCAGATGAGTTAGCGAATAGGCAGGCAAGATATCTGTATAGTGGCTTGACCAAAGAGCAGAGGAAAGAAGTAATACAAAGAGGTCAGTCTACTGAAAAACCAGTATTTTCTTATGATACACAAGAAAATGTATTTCCTTCCAATGCACAAAAGATTCCAAAGGAAGAGAATACTTTTGATGTCATTTCTCATGGATTGCCTGACCGTATGGAATTTTTTGTACAGGACTATCCGGACAAAGATGGTGTGAAAGACCCCAGAAGGCATATAGATGCCTATACACTCTCCGCTATCTTGAAGGGAAGAAAAGATTATACAGATTTTATCTCTTCATGTAAAGAAAAGGGCGTTGACCCTGTTGTCCGACTTCTGTCGTGTAATACTGGCAACACGACAGATACAGGAAATTGCTTTGCTCAACTTTTAGCGAATGAGTTGGGGGTAAACGTAAAAGCACCAACAAAAGTGATTTATGCTTTGCCAAGTGGTGAGTTCTATGTAGGCGATTATGCTGATGGAACTATGCAGATGTTTTATCCAAGAAAGTAGGAGGGTGGTATTTATGAAATTTATCAGAAACAAATCTGTAAAC